CGAACCCAAAGCATCGAATGTCATACTGCGAGTTCTCAATAAACGCATCGAGGTCGTCGTAAACCTCCATCATGTCAAGAACAGTGCCTTCAAGAACTTGAAGACTGTCTTCGGCGATGAAAGTGTCATACTTCATTCGTGCAGCGCCAGGAAGGCGCATCAAAGTAAGAGTTGTGATGTAGCTTCTCGTCTTTACGCCGAATGATCCGTTTTGAAGCGGAAACAAGAACGTAAACGCACAGAAGTCGTCACCTTGTGACAAGTCTGCGCCAAGAGCACATGGCATTCCCCAGAATTCTCTGGTTCTATGCGGCAATGTCTCTTCGTACGTGAAGAAATACGTAAACCCTTCCATTGGAATTCCGAATCGTTTTGCGAGGATGTCGTTACGAGAAGCGGGTGCCTTTTCAGCCCTTTCCACATCCAATTGGTAGACCTCATACGTGACAGTCAGACCAAGATTCGGATTTGCTTTGACCCACATTGCTGGATCATTGACTTCCTCTAACGAATCTAGCTTGTAGTGCCAGATTGAAATATGTGGAGCAAGGTACTCACCTCTCAGAATTGTGTGAAGCTCCATCTTGATCGTGTCACCTGATCCATTACGCACAGTTCCTTCTGAACTGATTGCTACGATCAGCCAATCGTCAAGTTTTGATGCACCTTGCTCAACTGCACCTACGACGTCCTCACGAATATCGCCAGAAAGCCACTCATCGATCGTTGAAACCTTCGGTCGAAGACCTTGAAGTTTGTTGATCGTCATCGGGCGGACCTCAAGCAGAGATCCTGTCAAGAAATTCTCGACGCCCTTCTTGGTAGACGCCAGTTTTTGTCTCTGGAATCGTGACCCAGTGGTATTCTGAAGCGATCCTTCGGTCAGGAATTTGAACAAAGGTCCACGCGCCCTTGTGACAGCCGTCCTTATAGGCGACATCACTTCGTCGGCTTGCTTCATCGTAGGTGCAGTTGTGATTTGATGCGTTGTTGTGGTATCAACGCACATGAAATATGCATGAATGCAAGCGGCATACATGGACTTCGCAGAGCCTCGAGCCACGATCAGGTATTGCTTCGTGATTAGACGCTTCTTGATTGTCCGTTTGACGTATGCTCGTTTCTTCGGATCGTAAACACTTCGTTCGATGAAGTAAAACCATCCGAAGAGTTGTTCTGCCCACAACTTGAACGAGTCTAGAAGGTAGAGATCTCCACCATCTGTCAGCGTAAGCTCCCATTCGCAGAACTTAATGAACCCTTCAACAGCGCCATCGTCATAGTAGATGTTCGGATTGGCAATGAGATCGTCAATCCTGTTCATCTCCATAGAGATTTCGTTGTTTACAGGTATGTCACCCCTGAGTACTGAGTCCCGGAAGTATCCGTAGTAGATCGGAGTTGCTGAATTCGACAGAGCCATCTCGAGCCTCCGACATTTGCATCATTCTCCAAGTTGCTGTGTTCTTGAGGAAGTTCGCTCCTCGTCTGACTGCTGCTTGGGCATGTGGATTGGTGGCAAGAGCAGCCAAAGCAGTAACAGCACCGACAGTCGCGGTGATTTCAGTTGCCGCCTTTTTGCCTCGGGCAATTGTTCCTGGGTTCAAGCGCTTGTAATTCGTCTCAAGATTGAGACGTTCGTTCACTGTCTTGAGCTGCTTGTTCGACAGACTGCCAACGGGTCGAGCTTTGAGTTCTTTTGCCCGTTTCGAGTCGACAGATTGTCGTGAGACTTTTCCGCCTCGACCCTTTCGAACACCCCAGTGCATTCCAGCCACACCGAAATGCTTGAGAAATTCATCTACTTCCATTACGCAGTACCTCCTTCGGTGGGTTCATTGGATCGACTGGGTCGAGACCCCATTCTCTGAAGCAATTGAGCCGCCACTCGTACTCCTTGATCTGATCGTTCATCGCCGTGATCAAATAAGACGTTCCAGGCGGATCGAACAGCATTCGGACCTTGAGAAACACATACGTACGCACCAGATTGAGCTGATGCATTGGGACGTCTGCAAAATCTTCCCATACTGCCGAATCGTCTTCAATCATGAAGCCATCGACCGGACCAATACCCAGTTCGTACAGCAGATTGAATGTGGCATTGATGTGTGTGATGATGTCCAGGTCGAACACTGTGTAGGAATCAGCAATTCCAAGGACTTTCTTTGTGCTGAGTAGGATGCTGTTTTCCATGACGATCCTTTCCGTCGCGCTAGAACTGATCTTGGGGACCGCCCGGAACAAGATCCTCCGGGTCAGTCATGTCCAGGCCACTTTGGAAACACATGGCCTTGAAACTTGGGTAGTGATCTTGAAGTACCCGAGGCGTGTCGGCTGGATATGACTCCATGAGTTCGCCACTGATTGCCACTGCGCTTCCTGATCCAACCAAGAACACATTGACATAGCCCTTCTGACGTACGAAACGAATCATCTCTTCGTCATCCTCTCCTGATGGTGGAATTGGGGCTGATGTCGCCCTTCTTCGGCACTCTGTCTGAATATCGCTCACGTTCCATGTACCAGAGCTTGTAGATGAACGTGGTTTCCACGGACCTTGAACTGCCGCTGCCGTAGCCGGATCAATCTTCCTTGTCGGCGCGTAGTAGTTGTGCGTGGAAATGTCTTCTGGTGTGTTTCCAAGATGCTGATTGACCGTGTTTGAAGCCTTAAATGCAGCATCGATTTGTGCTTGTGGCCAGATTTCGCCAATCCCATCGTTCCCCATCTCAATGCCGACAGCATATGAATTCATACTGTCCATTGGAACGGTTCCTCTCGAGAAGGAGAGTGAATTTCCCTTACCGTTTGTGTTGGTTGCCCCTGCAGCAATGACCCAAACAGTTCCATCTCTTTGAATATAGAGATTGGAAATGGGTGAATTCTCATCTCCTTCAGCGATGTAACCAGCATCCTTTTCGCCATCCCAACTAGCAGGAGAAGCTGTATGATGCCACATTACACACAATGGATTGGCGCTGTAGCCGCCTGAACCGCGTGCTCTGACTTGCCAATCTGGGTACTCGATCACAGACAAACCTGCCGCTCGTAACCAGTCCGCGAGTTCAGTCAAATACAGGCTCATGCACCTTCATCTTCGGCATCGACGGCATCGTCGGATTCGGTGTCACCGAAGATTGCTTCCCGATGCTGTTGCTCGATCGACTTTTCCGGTGTCTCCGGCGGTGTCGGAACTTCGACTGCCTCTGGCTCTGTTCCGTGTTGTGGAACTTCGACCGGTGGTGTTGGTGTGTCACTCATGGCTTTCTCCTTTACCAAAGTTTGGTGTCGCCACGTTGTCGTTCTACTGGCATTCGCCTGAGTAACGACTTATCACCGAAGTGAATGGCGTTGTGTGTGTCTTGTGTGGTTGTGATTAGGTACTCTGGGTCAAGAACCCATTCTTCATTATGAACCAGATTCCCAACTTCCATTGGGTTGATGTGATGGACCAGGATTCCACCATTGATTTCGTACCCAGGAACGCCCAAATCACAGGCATTGTCCCTGAGGATGACGTATTGACGAGCGCTTCTCCACTCTGTAGAATGATAGAATGCTTGGTTCACATGCCTATCAAACCCAAAAGTGGATCGCCCTACGGACCCACCCAGCTTGAGGTAGTCGAAACGATCATCGAAAGTCTCGATTGCGCTTAGTTCTGAGTAAGTTCTAATCCTCGCCATAATCATCCTCTAGTGGTTCTTGTCCTGCGTAGGTTCTCATCGCATCGAGTGCGGATTTGTACAGCTCTTCGACACGTTTTGCCGAGGCAAGATTCTCAACTTTGGCTCTGAGGAGATCATTCTCACGAGCAAGACGTTCTTGCTCCAGCGTTTCTCTTGTTGAACCAAGTTTCAAATAGTGACTTATGACTTGCGCTGAGGCAGTTCCATTTGCAAGCTGCTTCTCGGCAAGGTCAACGGCGAGGTTGACTAGTTGACCCTCTCTTCCTTCAGGTGTTGAGGCCGGACGTCGTGACTTTTTGGGCACATCAGCGTCCAGGATCTTGCGTTTCGGCATCCAACCTCCTTCCTGTGCACTTCCCCGCCAAAAACATCTGCCCAAATATACCCCCGGGGAAAAATGAGGG